GTACCAAAATAAGAATATGCTTTCTTACCTTTAGTATGGTCAAATTTTTCTGCTTTAGTGATTAGGAATGAAAGAGTATCCGCATGAAGATGTTCAAAAGTATAAGCCTTTCTATAAAGCTTATACCTTCTAATTATCGACTCAATCATCTTATCGAACGGTGCCCTTAACCATTCATTATAAATCTTATTCCTTTCAATAGGGTCATCACAAGTTAGAAATTCTACAACGGCTTTTTCTTCGTCTGGACCAAAGTACAAATCGTTTTTCCTTTTACGTCCTCTCTTCTCAGCCATTATTATTCTCCTTTATCGTATGTTATGTTTCTGTCTTCGTGATGAAATGATTCACTTTTGGCAGTTGCCATCCACCATCTCGCTTCATCTGGTGATAACTCTTCTCTATAGTTAGCAAATAAAGAACCCGCTCTTTGGTTAACATGTTTGTAACCGAATCTTGGGATAACCATAAGTTTTGTAGAGAAGTAAGTTACTCTCAATAAGAACTCATAGATAAACGTAAGTTTCATTGATGCTTTCATACCACCCATTTCTTCATACGTTTCTTTCTTCATAACCATTCCATCAAAATTGAAGTTCTGGTAAGCTAATAATGCTGTGTTATCAAGGATACCCATCTCGTCAGAGAATTCAGCAGCCCAAACAGCTTCGTTAGTTAATCCTAAGAATCCACCTTTTTCATCTACATCAACGATGATAGGTAAAAACATATCAACATCAGTATAAATACCTTTGTATTGGGTAGCATTCTTAATCCAAATTTTTGAGAATTCGTCATCATATTCTAATAAACTAAACCAAGTCGTTTTGATTTTAGAAACACCTAAGTTAAGTTGAGTTGCAAAGTCTGTTTCACCTTTGTTTTCAATTACTGTTGTAATGTCTTTAATCTCACCGAAATCATAAGTATCTAACATTTTCTTTACTGCTGGTGCAGCAACGATTAGTAGAGCATCTGGTCTCGTAAATTGGTCTGCAACACTTTGTACTGCGTTAGCAAATAATTTTTCAGTTACCTCTGTTAAATCATGAACAGGGATTATAACTGTAATGTCTGTTTTGTTTGTTTTCTTAGCCATTATTTTTGTGTATTTTCTTCTTGTGATTTTAACATACCTTCGAATTCAGATTTACGGTCAGCAATTATACTACCATATACTTCTTCGATTTTAGTTTGTTGGTTTTCCTCAGAGTGAGTACCCTTAGTCTTTACCATACCAGCAAGTAAATCTTCTGGTACTGAATCCTCTAACCATACTTTCATGTATGTAGCGATTAACTCTGGAATATTAAGGAAGTTGTTAGTCCAAACACCATTATTAGTGATTGTAATCTCTCCTTCATTTTCACTTGGTTCTTCCATCCATTCTGGAACAAGTGTTGGTATCTTACCAATTACTGGTGTATCACACTCAATAGATTCTAATGGGAATGTACCGTATCCAGCAACATCATCAACCCAAATAGATAAACAAGATTTACCTAACTCTTCTGCAAAGTTCTTTCTTGGTAATCCTCTTAATTCTTTAAATGTAACCCATTTGTATGTTGGGTATTGTAAGTAAAACGATTTAACGATTTTAAGTGCATCTGACTGCTCTCTAGAAACAATCGTAATGATTGGCTCTTTCATTAGTTTCGTTGGCTCAAAATAACTTGGTATCCCTACTGGAATAACGTTAGTTTTTAAGTTTGGAAATAAGTGACTCAAATAAGTCGCTTGTTTGTCTGATGTTGTAATAACATCAAAGAATCCGTAATCACCCCATCTCTTACCGATTGGTAACAATTCTAATGCGTAATTATATGATTGTGAAAATACAATCTTCTTACATGGGAAAGCTTTCACTTGGTCCATTACATTAGAGAAAATCTCTGGAACGATAATAAAATCTGTACCTGTGATATTCAATTCTTGTGATTCAATCGATACGTGTGGTAACTTAGCGTATTCCTCACCTAACCAATCCTGTACACCGAAGTAATCATTCTTCTCGTGTAATATAGTGGCATTATAACCTAAACCATTTAACACTTTTACGTGTTCATAAATGTTTGCAATCCCAGCAGTTGGGTTTCCTTTAGTATCTAATGCAAAGAAATAAAGTCCGAAGTCTTTATTGTCTAATCTTCCGATAGCATCAGTAATGTTTTTAATTTGTTTTTCTTTGTCTTCCATTTTTAAAACTGTTTTAATTTTTTATTCTTCTTCGGCAGCTACTAGAACGCCATTTTTTTTAAGTGTGTTAAATGCAATCTTCCAATTTAATGGCATCGCTGCAAATCCTCTATCAACTCCAAGTGTGTCATCAATTTCAATGTCTGTATTCATAATGATTTGTAACATCATCCCCATACAATCATATCTAGCTCCATCAATTTCTTTACTCTTTGGGTAGGTCTTTGTTGTGATATCTGCTGACATGACTTTACCATTTTCATCAGTATATTCTTTTTTCTCTACCTCTGTAACTTGTTGTGCTTCTAAACTTTTATCTGTTGAGATAAGAGCATCTAACGCTTCAAAGTCAATATAATAGTTAATTCCTCCAAGGTCAATCATATTTAATCTATTTCTTCGTAATTTGTTATTTTAGTATTCAAGATTTTAGCTCTTACTGATTCATCCATAAATTCCATGATGTTATCAATCTCAAAATCAGCCTCAACATCTTTGTTGTATGATGCATTAACTTTAACAGATATTTTACCTGTTGGTTTTGATTCGAGTGCTTTTGGGTTGGCAGTTACAAGAACATCAATACCATCCCATTTATCTTCATATTTTGAAACCCATTTATAATGTTTAGCTCTACAACCTAATTTAGATAAAAAGAAGTTTGTAGCTGGAATACTCTTAATAGCCTCACGACCAGTTAAGATAATCTCATGCTCTTCTTCATCTTCAATTTCCATAAGGAATGCATTGAACAAGCTCATTATATTTTCATGTGATTGGTCAGCATGACCAAAGATTTCTAAGGCAGCCTCAGAATAAAGAAACTTATTTAATTCATCAACACTTTCGAATGGAAAATGTTCAATCAAATCGAAGCTAGTTACTTCATCTTCTTTAATATCTGTTTCTTTAATATACTTGTTGTAAGTATAAGCGAGTTGCCCCACGAAGTCTCTTAAAACTTCATTTAGTGTAATTCCTATTTTCATAATAAAACTTAATTTGATATAAGAATATGTTATGATGGTAAAATGTAAATGTTTAAGACAAAAAAAAACCACCCGATTGGGTGGTTTTAAATTATTACCATTTGAAAGTCTTCCTTATCCATGCTCTGAATCTGGAATATTTCACCTTCTTTTTCATGTTGGACCCCTGTGGTAGTTTAGGTCTGGACTCTTTCTTAGGTTCCATCATTATCTCCACTTTATAGTTTCCTAATATCTTACAAATTAATGGATTTCTTACGATATCTTTTATACTGAATTCAACAAATCCAATCTCTTCAATATTTCTATGTTTATGTAGTATATCATATAATCCAGATTGGTTCACATATTTATATCTATCTGATTGGTCAAGGTCACCAGAGATAACGAACTTAGAGTTCTCCCCAATCCTTGTAAGTAATGACTTCATTTCAAATGGTGAAGCATTTTGTGCCTCTTCCATTAATAAAATTGTGTTATCAAGTGATGCACCCCTAATGAATGTTAAAGGGGCTAATATTAATATCTCAGCTTCTTCTAATTCAAGTCTTTTAGTTTTACCAATAATCTTATCGAAAATACTGATAACTGGTCCCATTTCTGGCTCCATCTTCTCACGTAAAGTACCTGGTATAAATCCACGGTCTTTACCAACACCTTCACCAGTTGATGCGATTTGAATTTTGTTGAATTTGTTTGTTTTGTTTTGTAGTAATTCTATGGCTCTTGCTACCGCTACATAAGATTTACCAACACCAGCTGGTCCAGCTGCGATGACTATTTCTTTTTCGGTGATGAGATTAGCAAACTCTTTTTGGATGTGATTCTTACACTTTAAGCGA